ATATAGTTCTCCCAACTTACGCTGTTCCCATTCTTGAACAAACCCTTTAAACCGCAGCTTCGGAACTTTTTTTTCTTCCACTATTTAAACACCCCTTTAGCTGCCTCTATTAAATCTTTTGTTTCAGGAGTGATCGCTAATTCATTAAGCATAGCTAAAAGTTCTGACTCTGCTTGTTCAATTTCGGCATTTAACTTACTAATTTCCTGACTCACTTCAACAATATCAATCGGTTCCTCTTCTTCAAACGTATCAACGTAACGAGGAATGTTTAAGTTATAATCATTCTCTTTTATTTCTTCTAGTGTTGCTAAATGTGAATACTTATCTTCTACTTTACGATTAACCACCGTATCAACAATTTTTTTAAGATTATCTTTTGTTAATTGTTTCTGATTTTTAAGCTTTTCAAATCCCTTACTTGCGTCTACAAATAATACATCTGACTCCACACGATTCTTCCTCAGCACTAAAACACAAACTGGAATGGAAGTGTTTAAAAATAACTTATCCGGAAATCCAATAATCGCTTCAATCTGATGACGATCAATTAAAGCTTTACGAATACGCCCTTCTGCAGCTCCTCTAAATAAAACACCATGAGGTAATATAATTGCCATCCGACCGTTGTCTTCTAAGTGATACAAACAATGTAATAAGAATGCGTAATCAGCTTTGGTTTTAGGAGCAACCCCATACTCACGCCAACGGGGATCATCTTCACGATCTTTATTATTCCAGTGAGCAGAATAAGGTGGATTTGCCATGACTGCATCAAACATTCGTGGATTATCTTTTCCATCGATAATACCATCTGGCCAGTCACTTTCTAACGTATCTGCATGATTGATGCTAATATCGTTATACTCAATACCATGCATCATTAAGTTCATTCTAGCTAAACGATATGGCGTTGCATCTTTTTCTTGACCAAAGTATTTAATCATCCCACGTTTATGAGAGTTCTTCATATAACTTGCTGTTGTCAGTAATAATGAACCAGAGCCAACAGTAGGATCATAAATAGAAAAATTATCTTCTTCTTCTCGACCATGAGTTAATATTTGAGCCATTACATCTGAGATTTCTTTGGGAGTATAATATTGTCCCATATCGGATGCTAATACTGTAGCAAATTGGGCTACTAAATACTCATAAATATCTGAAATAGCATCGTTGTCACCAGATAAATCAAATTCAGGGGCTGATAGTAATTCAATCATAGAAATCATCACACTTGCACGTGCTTGAGCATTCGCACCTAAATCAGCACTATCAAATCGCATACCGTCAAAAATACCTTCAAAATCACTTTTAGCATCAAAAGCGATTTGCTGATTAAAATGTCCGAATGTTTCTGTCATCAAACCTATATTAAATCGATCTTCATCAATAGCTTTTTTCCAATCTGAAAAAAAATTATTTGGACGGATTGCATAGCCAAGATTTTTCTTCATGTAATCCAAGCTTTTCGTAGGGTCTTGAGAATAAATCGTTTCCCATGACTCTCCTCGTAATACCCTATCTAACCATTGTGTAGCTTTTTCAGAAAGGTATTTATAAAATAAAATGCCAAAAATATAATCTTTATAAGCGGTTAAACCAATCTGACCTCGAGTTTGGTTGAGCATTGCCCACATTCTTGTCTGTTGTTCTTTAGATAATGCCATATTCTTTTTTCCTTCTCTCTAAAAAATTACCACTAGAATTTTTCAAAAAAGTCTAATAATGAATCTTCAAATTCTGAAGCTTCAAAAAAACCAATGTCTTCTTCTTCTTCAATTTGGTGGACGATGTCTGCAAGTTTTGGATTTTCAATAAGATTATGTCCTGGCATGTAGGCTTCGTAAGCTTCTAAAATCAGATTACTATTCACATTTTGATTTGCCGCCCATCGTCGGATTTTGAGTTCTCGGCGTTCCGTACGATATTTTTTCCGAGTACTCTTTAGCGTTTCTGTTGTAAAGTGTTTTGTAATTTCCCCAGCTTCAATATCATCTACGATCTCATTGATTTCTTGTCGGCTCTCATCATCCATTGGAGTAATATGTTTCTCAATTGCTTCTTTATTCGTCGTACTTTTGCTATCCATAAATGTATTTAAAAGTTCTACTAACATATCATAATCAATAATTTGGTGTCCGTATAGCTCAATCCCTACTCTAATTTCTGTTAAATCAGGACGTTCTTTCTCTGGTAATCGTTCACGTGCATCATTTAATCTAGCTTGTAATGCACCAAATTCTTCGATACTTGCAACATCAAGTCGAACCATTTCCCCTGTTGGATTATGATTAGAATCTAGCACTTCAATCTCACTTCCAAGTTCATATCCTTGTTGAACTAATCTTTGAATCTTATTTTGGGTTGAGAGTCCAAGATTAACAAACTCTTTCAAATCATTCTCACCACGAGGAATCTGACTAAAATCATTTCCAGTAAGCTCTTTTAATCTCATGACGGCTGGTTCCAAGTCGATAATTTGATGGCTTTGAGGTTTAGCCAAGATATCGTCATTTTCTAACTCTTTCGTTTCTTGATCATCTGTATCTGCTTCTGCCTCCTGAAGAGTATCATTACCACCCTTCGTATAGATCCGTAATGCATTTTCAACAAAATTTTGCATTTCATCCCCTTGACGATAAAAACGGACTTTTCCATGGGGTTTGCTATTGCGATCATACGTACGATTGGTTCGAGACATTGCTTGAATAAGCATTCCTTCTTTAAGCATCTTATCCATATAGATCATATTGATGAACTTAGAATCAAAACCAGTTAATAATTGATCGGATACGATTACTAAGTCCAATCTATCTTCATCTTTTCCTTGATTATACGGTTTTTTACGGGCAAGTCGCTTAGTAATATCTAGCATATAAGCACGAGCAGGATCTCTAGCATCTAGGATACTCGGGACATTATACTGCTCAGTATATTCTTTAATAGCTTTTTTTAATGCCTCATTTTGCTCTTTAGTCCCAAATTCATTGGATTCATCTCGTGAGAAAGTCATTGCTACATTGAGATGAGGTGCTTTCTCTTTAAAAATATTGTAATAGTGAATAACTGCTTGTTTTCCAGATACAGCAAGCATCGCTTGAAAGGCATTTTCCTGGCGAATTCCAGCAATCAAAGCGCCACTGGATGTCTTCTGCCAATTATCAATAATATCCTGTACTACCTCTTGTCGATAGACAGCACTCTGATAAATCTCTTTTTCATAGTCTTTCTCAGAAAAATTACTGATAGGATTCTCGATTACCCAGTGCGGTTTAAAGTACGTTATATCAAAGCCTAAAACATTCCCATCTCCAATCGCATCTTTTATCGAATATGTATGCAATCGTTTCCCAAAAATATCATGCGTTGAAATTTCACGTGTCGTTTTTATACCATTGATTTCATCACTATAAAAGTTAGGTGTTCCTGTAAAGCCAAACCATGTTGTTTTTTTGAAGGCCTTTTTTATTAATTGGACAGACTCGCCACTAGCACTTCTATGGGCTTCGTCCATGATAATGACATTCCAATCATCGTTTACTAGACCATTTTTAACAGCCTTTGTTAATCCCTGAACAGAGATAAGTAGAATTTGGGAAGCACCTTTCCGCTTTAATTCTCTTTTGAGTTCAAAGCCATTAACCTTTTTTATTCGGTTCTTAAAATGGATATAGGCGAAATCTTTAAAATTTTCCAGTGTCTGATCGATCAAATCAACTCGATCAACAATAAATAGCACATTTCTTATTCTTGGGGCAGATGCAAGTAATTGGGAAACTTTAAAAGACGTTACCGTTTTGCCCGAACCTGTAGTATGCCAAATATACCCACCTTCTTTTTGAATCAATCCACTGGCTTCCATTTCTTTCATACGTTGTAATATTTGTCGTGTAGCTTGGATTTGATAGCTTCGCATAACCATCAAGTTGTCGTTTGCAGCATCTGGAATCATATTTACTGTGATCAATCGATGCAATGCTGGTATTCCCATTACTTGATGAACAAATTCGAATGCATCTGTTATATCTCTGTTTTTCTCATCTCGCCAGCCAAAGACAAATGTTTTGTTATAATTTTCAAATGCATTAGGTCTTGCAAAATAATGTGCCGAATGTTGGCTCAAAATAAACTGTACCTGGACAAATGCAAATAATCCTTGATACAAACCATCGCCATGGTACCCTTTTAACTGTTCAAAAGCACGCCATTGATTTTGTAGGTGTTCGTCTTTTTCTTCGATATGACAGACGGGAATACCATTTATCAATAAAGCAAGATCAATCACACGTTTCGTTGTTAATCCTTTAGGAAGTTCTGTAAAACTAATCTGATTAACAACCTCATACCGCGAACGCCCCCCTGCTACATCATCTTCATAGAAGATTTCAATTTCTATACTTGAGCCATCGTCTCTAGTTAAAGGAATTGATCCCACTCCGCCAGCTCCTACCAATAAAAGCTGTGCATCATACGGTATTCGTATTCTTTGTAGTTCTTGCAAAATCAAACCAAATTCAATATCAGATATCGGTTTCCCATTCAATTGATGGGCGTTGGTCTCATTTAATACATCTCGCCAATGTTGCTCAAGTTTTTTTATGCTGGAATTAGATAAATCACGACGGTAAGTCCATCCTTCAGCTTCAAGTTTTTTTATTAATGCTGCTTCAAACTTTGCTTCTGCCAATCCAATCCTCCCTTTCACTAATCTAAGTAAACTAATCACTATAGTTTTTTAACTTACGCTGTTAAACAGCAACAGAGATAAATATTCATCATAATTATAGCATGGCTAAGTATGTAAAATGGTTTATCGTCAGAAAAAATATGTTTAATTTTCTTACTCTCACAAGTTAATGTACCTTTATTGTTTTCAAATTATTTCCTTCAAACTATCGTCAGTCCCCATAAAAATCCATTTGTAGAGATTAAAACTACCAATTGACTAAGACAACAATTTTCTATTGTCGCATAGGAATAGTGATGGGACGTTTCATAGGTAAATAATCGATAACGGAATTACATAGAACTAAACACTTAGTATTTTTATATAGGATATGAATGGGAAAGAGTCATTTCTTTCATCCTTCCCATATCCAAAAAGCCTCCTCAATTGCTATCATTTAGTTTGCACTTTAGTAGTTTTTGCATGACCTATCAAACCCTAATCCCAGAAACCCAATAAGAAGTAACAACGCCATCTTTAGTCGGTCCTATCGCCAGCCACCCATAGCCACCTGTTCGTGGTTGACGAACAAAGGCATGTCCATTGCGTTGCACCAATACTTGATCGTATTTGACTTGTTGTCCAGGTCGTAATAGAGCTAAAATCCCTAAGCTTCCTGGATTTGTTGTGTCAGATGCGGACGTTCCTCTTAAATTGATACCAGCACTTGCAGTCACTGTGACTGTTCCAGAACGACTGTGCCAAACATTTGCAGGCGGCGCGGTGACTGCATGATTGACAGGCGTAACCAAGACTCCTGATACCCAGCCATTGCCCGCTACTTCAAACCATGTCGTGATACCGCTCACGTTTTCACCATTTCTGGTAATTCTAGTCGCTTGAAACGTGTCCCCTCGTTTTAGTTGTCGTAAAATAGCCGAATGAGTATTTTGTGCAGCACGCACATTTAATACATCGGTGCTTACGACTTGCTGAACATTCCATGGTTCTACTACATAACTGGGATTAGGAGACGCAGCAGAACTATTCGCTACCCGACTTCGTATTTCCCCTAATCTTTCATATAAAAATGGACCCGGACATGCAGTTGCAGCACCTGGCGCATCTTTATGTCCGATAATTATCATCTTCCGTCCATAACGTTTTTCAATATCCTGAATCAGCTTTATTAACGCATCAATTGTTTTTTCAGCTACTTGCCAATTTGGCACCCCGGTTGTATTGGTACACTCGATTCCAATCGAATAGCTGTTAGCATTATTTGCATGCCAAGCGGTCTTTAGCTCATCGATATACGCTCTGATCGTTCCATCTTGTCCAATCCCATAGTGTGCTGATGCCTGAACATTTTTCCAAATCCCAGGCATATTATCAAAGTTTGTGCCTGCTTGGTGATGTACTACAACTGTTGTGATTGCAGAAGCGTTTCGTGTACCCGACCATTTTGTACCGAAGTTTTCAAATTGATACTTGGTTGCTAAACTTGAAACTCCCATTATTTCCCCTCCTTTTATTTATAAAAAAGAGCAGTCGAATGACTACTCTTCATCTTTTAATTCAGTCTTATAATGTGCCACTTCGGTTTCTGACTGTCCATCGCCATAATCTAAAGACGTAGTCTGTTGATTTCCCATACTATCTCCTAAATCAAATAAACCACTTGCCGCTAATCCTGCCACTGCTCCTGTCCAAGCATATAAGATGATACTTTCTTGAACAAAAGATAAAGCATAAAGGCTCCCCAATAAAATACCAGCAATCAGATTGATTACTGGCAAAATTTGATGATTATCGATTTGTGTTTTGATCAGCCCAGTTATTCCGACAATTAACGGCGAAATTATTGTTGCTGCTAGTAAAATTTCTTTCATTTTTATCCTCCAACTTGTTTAAACAGCGATTTGATTTGTGCCTCAATTGTTGACAGCCGCTGCCCATAATCAATCTGGCTTTGTTCAAGCTTACTGATTGCTTTCTCCAGCTTTTCTAAAGTATTTCCTAATCTTGTAAACATCGCATAGAACCTTGAAATCCCGAATAAAAGTCCACCAAAAAATGAAATTACGGCGATCAACTCATTAACCGTTAAAGTGCTAAAATCCATCCTGTCACCTACCCTTCTTACTAACCCTCTAACTCCTCAATCAGGTTTTCTTTGACGAGTGAGAAATCAGTATCGTCTTTTGCATCGATGATCATCGTGTTTACATCATCCATTTGCATATTGTGATTCTCAAGTTCGCTTACTGCATCGTGCCAATGTTGCATCACATAATCGGTAAATGTACCTTGCTTGTGTGATTGACGTAGCTCATTCATAAACTTCTCAACTTCCATTTCAACCACCTACCTTAAATCTAATATTTGTTGTTAACCACGCCCCTATTGGTGCATCATGCATCCCTACCTGACTATGTCCGCTATATCTTGAAACTGTAACTTCTCCATTAGTTTCCACATGTAACAAATATTTTGCAGCACCGCTGCCTTGCATTAATTGCCGTTCTTGGAGATCTGGACGGTATCCCACAGGTAATGTACACATAACATAAGTTGTATCTCTGGGAACAACGATAGTATTCGTTATTGCTCCTCTAAGTGTGACCCAATCGCCATCTCTTTCAACACAACAATAGTTTGTTGATGTAGGGTTGGTATTATAATTCGCAAATCCTGCAGCAAATGCTGGCACTACTCTAGGTAATGAGTTATCCTTCTCTAATCTCTCGATTCGAGCTGTTGTGATATCGGTATTGGCTTCGTAGATATACAACTCTCGAATTCGCAGGGCAGTACCCGGTGGCATCCAAATAGAAAATGCAGACCAATTTGTAAGTCCTATGGTTCCTTGTCTCCATGTTGGTGAAGAATGTTCAACAGAAAACGTAAAATTTTCTCCATTGCTTGTTCCGACTATAAACTCTTTGTTGTTTGAAACAGTTCCAACATTGAGATACATCGCCACGTTGTATGCTTTTCCTGTTGAAAGAGTCAATGGCGGACTTCCCCAATAAAATCTTTGCATGAGCGCGTTGTGATTATTTTCAACCACTAAATCTCCGTTGTCATACCTTATATTCATATTTTCGCCATCCGCCACCGGACGCGGCAACTGCTTGGAGAAATCGTGATCAGAAAATTGATTTGTGATGCGGATTGTATTTTGTTCTAGGGTTTGGACTTTTTGTTGCACGTCTTCTAGACCTCTTTGGTCTGCCTTATCTTCTGGAGCTGGAAGCCATCCAAGATATCGATTACCCTCAACAATAACGAGCTCTTTTATTCTAATAGCACATGTTGTGTTTTCTCCGATCGCAATAGTAATTTGAGGTCGGTTCACCCAAGGACTTGGTCGAGTAGTGCCCGTTCCGGATACTAATTGCCATTCACCAACTTTCGACCAGTCAATAGTTCCTAGCGGAGCATCTAACATTGCACCATTGTTCGTTCTTACAAAAACTGTTGAGCCGCTTGTATTTACAAGTGCTGTAACTGACTCAACATAGACCATCACTCCTAATGTATATTCAGTTCCTGGTTTTAGTCTGTCATCAATAACTTCTCTTGATATTGTAGCTCTTGCTGTAGTTACTGCCGCCTTTACGAAACGCGTATACGCTCCTGTGGATGTTGCGGTCAAGTGACCATTGACTGCCCATCCGTGAGTGTCATTATAAAAGGAGCTATTTGGCACTAAATTTCTCATGTTCATTTCCAAATCACTCTTTAATGCAATTTCGTTTGTAGCAGGCAACCACCCCGAGTCTCTACTTGCATCAAGAAATCTAAAATTAGTAATAGTTAACGTGCCTCGTAATTCGTCAGCTCTAATCCCAATTCCAGCAGATGTCGCATTTGTTTCTAACCAACTAGATTGCACCGATGTTACAAAAGAAGATGTACCTGATCGATTGCTATCTGAAATCGCAATATTTTCTCTACCAGCGACATTATAAGGTTGATCCGAAAATTGAGGGAAGAATCGTCCGCCGACTGTTGTTCCTGTTACTTCCCAGTCAAAAGCAATAGCGATCGGATCACCTGCTTTCGCCGGGATGTCTCTTAGTCTACCGAACGTAAAAGTATATCGATAGCCCGTTTGATTGAGCGTGTTATTTCCTACAATCACAAGTGGCTCTACCGTACCTAGCAGCAGATTTCGCACATCAATACTTAAAGAACTTCCAAACTTGTTGATTTCATTAGATATATTATTATCAGATTCATTTTTTGTATAAGCCCCTATGTTTCCTGCTGGAATTGCAATATCAGCTGTACCGTCAAAGTCTATACCTGCGATTTTGCGAGGTGTCCTAAGCATGTTTGCTGCTTCTGAAAATAGACCAGTTTGCGTTGTCCCGTCAGCTCTGGCCAATCTAGTCCATTCAGACCATTGAACACCTTCTCTTTTATGTCGGACCGCTACTGCCCCATTAAACATACTTTTTGCAGTTTGGAAAATTCTGGTATTATTCAGACCAGTTTCTATGTGGAGTGTAAAAGTACTCGTTCCAAACGGTGCATTCGTTAGCGTCCCTGCATTCCCGTCAGAATGAGAAGTCCAGAAACCTGGTTCTACCATATCATCTAAATTTGTATTAGCAGCGATTGTCCTTTGGTTTGGATTTGCAACCACCGCGATATCATTGGTACCATCAAAGTCTACTCCATTAATTTTCCTGGATGCCTGTAATTTCGTCGCTGATGCAACATTGCCATTTTGAATTTCTGTTTTTACTTTGGCAACTTCTTGACTGGTAAATGTAGTGGCTTCTGCTTTTTTCTCGTCTGTGTATTGCTTGGCTGTTGTCAGGATTTCTTGATCGTTGGCATTTGACTCTGCCTTAGTATAAGCGCCGGTTTGTGCTGCCGTTACTCCGTGAGGATTATTCTTGCGGCTTTCATGGGTGTCTGTATGGGCTTTGGCGGTCTGTAAGATCGCGGCATCGCGACTGTCCGTTTCGGCCTTAGTATATGCTCCTGCTTGGGCTGCCGTCACACCATGGGGATTATTTTTATCCTCGGCATGTTTCTTTAAGTCTTCAGCATTCTGATCATTTTCTATTAATGATTGTTCGACACCGTCTTCCCACCTTTGGGCATCTTCTGGGAAGATAATGTCTTCGTTTCTCCATTGTTTTCCCACTTACTCTACCTCCACTCTATACTTGAATAAAATATTTCCTGTTACTGGTACAAAAACGCTGCATTCAGAAAGCAGTGTTTCTTCTTCATAAAAAGCGATTTTTCTAAGTGTTAAGATACTTTCAGGAATTTCAAACTCGATGAGTAACACGGCATCCACTAATTCAGCATGGTATCCTTCCAAGGTCACCGCATCGTTTAAAACGATGTGGGTAAGCATGTGCTTCATTGCTGTATTCAGCTTCTTTTTCAAATCAACTGTAATCATCTGATCGCCACCTCGATTTCTGGGGATCGTTGCAGCAACGGCTCTCTGCCCACACGACTTCGACTAATTCGAAAGTAAGTCAATGGTGCAATAGCTGCCGATTCTGCGATCCCTATTTTTTGAAAAAATGTTGGACTTTGGATATACACGAGATTGGCTGGCTTGATTTTGTCGATGATCGTGTTGGCTTCTTGAAACCAATTTGCATTTTCGGCACTAGATTCCAAAACCATTCGATAATTCTCATGATCGACAACGAGTAGATAGTTTCCTCGCCCAAAGAGCCGATTCAGATGGTCCCGTAAATAAGGCACCGTAAAAGGCGGCATCGACTGCAGTCGATGCAAAATTCGTTGGCGGCGAAACGTGAGGTCCTCTACTTCTGGGTTTGCTAAAATGCCTAGGAGCTGTTCATGAAAGCCAATCGTCTGTTCATCTGCTGTTTGGATCCATTGATTTGCTTTGACTCGTTGGATCTGCTGATCCACTTGATCAACCAATGCATCTTCCACGGCAAAAAGCACCTCGAACTCCCGAACGCTATCATAGTAATCGGGAAGTAATTCTTTTATACTCATTTCGCCTTCACCTCTCCTAATAACGGCAGTTCCTGTTTGTCATTACTCAATTCCAGCTGCACATCTGCTTCTAGACCATTTAATTTCAGACCTTGAACATTGGCGACCCCTAAAACCGATAGGATCGCGGCGGTTATCTGGGATCGAAACACCCAGCATTCATACCCCGCATCTGTTCGTTCATCCCACCCTCGCCGAACTTTATCAAAGTAGTCTTCAATTACTTGATGAATGGTGTCTGCCAGTTGAGGATACGAAACCCCTAGATTCAATGTGAGCTCAAATTCCACATCAATCGTTTTGTTTGTCGGGGCAGCAACCGTTACTTGGTGTCCGATAGGAGCATAGCCAATCCCTTGTTGATAACTGGTTGGATCGATCATTTGCTGAACTCGTTCAACTAAGACCTCATTAGCCGCTTTATACGTATCATCCAAAATCACTAACCGAACGGTCCCGCCACCATTCCAAACAGGATAGATTTGGACCGCACCGACCCCTTGGATCCCCGATGTAAGGTAGTAGTAATCCGTAATATTGCCGCCAAATGTCACGATTTCTTTTGAGTCGATGATTCGCTTGCGCAGTTCTTCATCGGTTTCGGTATCTCGTGCCGGGATCAAGATCTCCGTCACCATTGCTTCTGCTAACCCGTTGAAATTATTCAACGGGAGTAAAACACCAATATACTTGTTGCCACTTTCTCCTGCAATTTCTGCCTGCAGGCGAAAAATCCCTTCTTCTTCTGCCGCAATAACGGTGTAATAGACTGGATCATCCCCGATTGAAGAAAAGCGACTCCCCATGGCTACAGAAAACGGACTGCCGTCTTCTCTCGTTAAGCGCGCGCGGACGATCGCTTTTGTGGCTTCAATACGTTCTAAGCCAGTCTCTTGCGCACGGTAATCCAAGTATTCTCCGGTCGCTGTCACTACAAATGTCTCCAACAAGACATTCTTTAATTGCATGATGAGCGCTGCTAACTGATAGCATGTCGGGGCCAATGCATCATAAATGATCGATCCTTCTCGCGTATCGATGCCTTCTGGTACCTTTGATAATGCTTGATTGATAAAGTATTCATAATCATACTCTTCTAAATAATTCCCGATTTCTTCTGGATTCAAATCCCCACCTCCTGTTCCATTTGGATTGAACCAAAAATCGTTGTGACAAAAAAAGAGACCAGAAGGGTATCTCTGCTCTCTTGGGTTACTTGAAAATTTTCTATTTCAATGATCCGTTCATCAACTGACAAGGCTTCTCTCACGATTCGTTCCATCTCCGCCATGACCAGATCTAGCTCTTCTCCAAGCAAATTCTTTAATTCAACGCCGTAATTGTCCGTATAGATCAGCCAAGTAAAGCGTTCCGTATGCAATACTTTTTCGATGGCTTGCCGCATCGCCGCCAATTCATCGATCCAGCCAGCGATGCGCCCATTTTGCAAACGATATGTCCTTGATGGTATTTGTGCCAAAATCTCTTCGTCCATCTCATCAGCTCCTATCCAAAACATAATACTTTTGACCTTTACTTACTCGCAGCATACGGACACGATCGCCAATCTGCAACGCCCGAAACACTTGTGCAGAACCCGTGCCAGTCTTGCCATCGATGGTGATCGATACAGACACTGATAGCGGACGAACCATTTGTGACAATAATAAGTGTCGGCTAGTGATACTGAAGCGATTATCGACACGAATTGTCAATGGACTTACGCTGGTTACGACACCATAGAGCATATCCGACAAATCAGCTGGTTTCGGTTTACTATCTTTGATGATACGTGCAAGTTGTTCTCCTGCCATTACGCCACCACCTCCACTTCTAGATTCATCGTGTGGGTTTTGCCAAGACGATGCGTGCAGCTGGTGACCAATGCTAAATTGTCATTGCCGATGCCTTCTCGCTCTAGTTCTTTTAGCCGCAAAATAAAACTATTGCCTGCACTGATCTCCATGGAGCCAATTGCTACGACATTGATTTTTTTCACTTCTTCGTTAGTCGCCCGTAATAAAGCATTGGCTTGTTGCTGCAGTTGCGAGGCGTTCAGATCCGCTTCGCTGACGGTTTCCACGATTTGCAGACGGCCCCACTTTTCAATATTTCCCCCATGTGATGCCGTATAAATCTCCCGTGTATTCTTCTCAGAATCTTCTCGGATCACTTTTACGGCATTGGCTGCCTGATCGATCGTTGCCTCATAGGTATAATCTGTCAGCAACGACGCATCCCCTAAGACCAGTTTCGTGATCAAACGGTTAAAGGTGGCAAATTCCAAGGTTCCAGCGTTATCACGAATGCTATAGCGCATGCCACCATAATTTAAGCGAGTATCTGCCATAGAATCCTCCAGCATTGAAAAGTAAGTCTTGTTATCCATCACTGCTGCAGGACAATTATAGGGGACATGATCTAAAATCCGATAGGGCATTCCTTGGGTTTCACAAATCCGTTTAAAGCGTGCAGAAACACTGGATGCGCCAAAGACGATCGTATCCTCGTTTTTTAGATAGCGGAGATTGTCATAAGCGACGATCTGCCAAAGCTTCGCATGTTGCTTTTTCCGAATGAATACTTTCCCTTTAAAAAACGTTTTGCCATCGGCTTTTGCTTCGATGATGTCTCCACTGCGAAGGTAGACTGACCGATCGTCAAGAATGGTAAACTCAAGCTTGCCCGGCTGCGAAGC